CGTTGTCTGTAAACATAGGCATTCCATAAGCTTCATTGGTTTGAAGCGTATGATCTGCAACTAAAAACTGTACTGCACCATTATGACGCGCATTAGAATCATGAGCAGCGACACTTCCTTCCAACTTAAAGCCTGCATTTTTTACTCGACCAGTCAATGTAGTTGAAGAAATGTCCGTTGCTGTTTTATTTGCGCCGGCGCCTAATACTCTCATATAGGTAAGAGCAGTTCTATTCTTTAAAAATTCATTTACAGCATAAGGACCGAACTTCTTTGGATCAAGATTACCAAAAATGCTAACGAATTCGTTAAAAGTTGCAACGGTCACTGGCACGAATGCCGGACCCTTATTTGACATTCCAATTACACCTGCTGGAACCCCTGACGGCCCGCCAGGTGGTGGTGCTTTTAATTCAATTTCTCTCTCAAAAAACCCAGGAGACCTAAAAACCTGCTCAGCCATTATCCTGCTCCTTCATATGATGAATAAACTTCTCTTATAAGTATTCGAAAAAAATCAAAAATACTTTTATTCATCATCTTGAATGATATGGTATGTTATTCCCCCTAGTAAAGATTCTGCAGTAATAGGTGCTTGATTAGAGCTAGTTTGAGGGGTTACTTTAATTACAGACTCTCCTGATGCTTGATTTACAGGATACGCTCTAACGTATGAAACTGTTTCTTTTCCAGAAAGATCATTAGAAATTATTTTTTTATAAACTGGATTATATTGTTTGGCTGCTCTAGTTCTTAAAGCAGGATCTTCAGAATTTATGCCAGAAGGATCATACAATCTTGTACCTCCTGTCAATCTTTGACCTAGATGTTTATTTTTAGAATCGCTTAATGGTAACGTCGGATCATCTGACCCTAAAAATGGATTTTGACTTTCAGTCGATGGGAATGTTAAACCGCTTAATGGTTCTACATCAAACTTAATAATTGGAGATGATACGAAACGTTTAATTGGAACACCTGTTCCTGGATATTTTGATGCAAAAATGTAAGCTTTTACGTTAACTGTAAATTTGTATTTAATAACTCTTTCTTCTTGTCCTAATTCATCCAAGTTATTTTCTGGATCATAGGAATTATTACTAACTGTCGCAATAAACCAATAACCCTTGGGTGTTTCCAACTTCCAAGAATTTGCTTGCGGTAAAAATGAAGAAACCAATTGTTCCAACAATTGATTCATATGTTGAGTGTACTGAGTCCACATTGTTACATCATAAGTGACGTTATAAAACTGTGGCGAAGGAACAACAATCGTTTCATAAATGTTATTCTTTTTTATATCAGCTAACCAAGCTCCACTTTCAATAACAGGATCAGTTGAATCTTCGCCTATTTTTCTATCCGTCAATAACTGACCATCAACATGGTCTAGATTAGGATTAGTCGCAACATTTTTTTGATTTTTTAAAAGGTATCTATTGATTAAATTTTGATATCCACGATCAGACTTATCTAATCTACGTTGTATTACAATTTCTCCAGTTTGTTGATTGATTCCTCTTCCAGCAATATCAGAAGATAAATCTTGAGAAATTGAAGTTCTTGAAATAGTCAATAAAGGAAGGATCAATGAGTTATTTTTGTCTCTTAGGGCACGTTTTTTCTTTAATAATGCCCACTTTTCTCCTGTTGCAAAGATGATAGGAACCTTTTTAAAATCTGAATTATCTCCACCTACTTGTAACTTAATTTCATTATCGAATAATTTAAATAAAGCAACATCAACATCTTCAATACCTACCGAAGGTATTGTCAGTTCCGGTGTGCCTTGGTGGTTGTCTAAATTGATACCAGCAACGCCAAACCTTGTTTGGCTTTTTGAATTGAATCTAGTAGGCATAATCAATCCTCATCATAGAATGAGCTTCCAGCCCCTGTAGCATCACCTTTTGGTGATACTTCTTTCGGTCCTGTTAAAGGTTCATCAAGAACTCCATTTTTAACAAGGTCTCTAACATCTCCAGTTTCATTTCCATTTTCATCAGTTGCATAACCACGTTGTTGAACGAACGTGTCTTGAATTGCATCTTGATCTGTGTACTTGATATCTGTAGGACCATTTGTAAGAGCCTTAAATTGACTTTCACGAACTCTTGTACCAATTAATGATACTCCGTCTATGTTCTCTGCTTGTCCATAGATCGTTCTCATGTATTTGTATTCAGTAATTTCGTAGAAGATGGCTCCGAATGAAAAGTAATCTCCTATTGCAGGATTAATTCCTTTTTCTATCATGTCCCTATGTTGAATGTAGACTTCTAATGTAAATTGTGAATCTATACCAAACTTATTAATTTTAGTTTCAGTTTGAAATTCGCTGTTTACCAAAACATCGACGATAACTGGATTATCGAATATTTTTTGAAGAGCTTCATCATATACTTCATGAGATTTGGTTTTTGTTTCTGAGACAGGATAATAATAAATTTTTTGACCGACAACATCTTTTACTATCTCTTTTGTAATGTCAGATATGAAGTTTATCTCTCTTTGAGTAATGAAAAGACGTGCCATTATAATGTCCTTAAAAATTAAATAGGTAAATGCAGATTAAATCCTATCATCCAATTTGAATAGATTTTCCTAAAGGCATTGGGATGTATCTAAGTTGCTTTTGCATATTTTCTGCCGCCAAAGCATCTTGTTCCAATAGTTTAGCATTAGTCAAATTAGATAAAAAGTCTTTCATCTGAGTCGTTAGTTTATCTTTGTCATCGCGACCTTGCGAAACCAAATCAGCTCCGTTCAATGTTAATTCAGCATTAGGAATTGGTATTGATGAAAACTTGGAACGAATTAATCCTAATAGTTCTTTGCACAATGCTAACGTGTATTGTCTAATCCATTGTTTTCCAGGTTGGTTGATAGTAGCAAAAGGTATATTTCCGAAAGGGATATTGTTTGGACCAGAAATTCCATAAATTGAATCATCTGCATATGCTGTTGGACTTAATGGATTATGAGGAGTCATTAACTTAATGAAAAGTTTACCCATTTGTAAGTCTGTAGAGGGCATTGGATAAATTCTTAAATTACTTCCTATTATTTCATAAGAATAATTTGATCTTCTAACTCTAAATGCAGTTTCTAGCATACCTCTTCTTAAAACATCTTCGAAAACTGGAAGCACATAGAAAACCGTTGAATTAACGTACGATTCATAGTTAAAATTTGTTGCAAGAAAGTTTGTTATGTTTGAAGCATTTAACAAAAATTGTTGCGCAGCTAATGGTTCAAGATGAAAAACTTCTACAACCTTTAATTTTCCTTTAGAACCCGTAGCTAATGTATCGTATAAAACTTGTCCTGCTTGACTTCCTGATGCAATCTTAACATCTTTATAGATGTTATAATCTTGTTGCCCAGAAACTAATTCAACATATCCTAAAGTTGCATCATAAGATCCTCCTACGTATGCTTCAGTTGCGTAAGGTTCTGCCATTCTTAAAAGATACTCTACAGTTCTTTTTGCATATCTGTTTGTCAAATCAGTAGAGCCAGTAGGCATTCCTAAGACATTTGTCAAATCAGAAGTTATTTTCATTTCATGAATTAAGCGTGAATATTCACAACATGCTTCTTCAAAACATGCCCAAATTTCTTTTTTTGTTAATTCTACAGAAAGCACATCATCGCCAAGTTTACGTTTAACGAATAAGACCATTGAGTCTGCTTCTGTTTGAAATGTTGATTCTGCGTCAAAAAAGCCGAACGGCGTTGGATTTATTGTTGCTGAAAATGTCGTCATATTAATTCGTTCCTCAACGCTCTAGACGTTCATATAAAAATATGGTAGACAATAAAAAACATCTCAAACATTTTTATCGCGTACTAAACATCTTGAGCTTGTAATCCATAAAAAATAAGTTATGACAAAATTATGACAAATAGTTCATCGCCACGATTGTAGATCGATTCGTTTCAGAATATTTATATTTGCGCATAGGTCCAGCGTGGTGCTGGTATTGCGTAAACAACAACCAATTCAGGTGGTAAAAATGGCTATTTCAAAGATACAACAATCACAAATCAGTGGTTCACTTTCTTTTGACGATTCACTCGCAGCAGGCTCTAGCCTTGCAAGCAAATCTACATTGAAGGGTGACCTTGACGCACTTCGCTCACAAATCAACAAGATCGTTGGTAAGTCCAACTGGTATGATGCTCTCGATGGGTCACAAGAACTTTCAGACATCTACGCAGCTGTTCATATGTCCGGAGCAAACGCAGATTTCCAAGGCACTGTTGACGTGACTGGAGCTGCTACACTCGATAGCACACTCCAAGTTGCAGGAGCTGCTGACTTCAATGGTGGAGTTTCCGCAAATGAAATTAAGATTGACGGAGACAACAGCCCAGGTAATCTCTACATCGTTGGAGCATCTGGCGAAATCGCTGATTCATCAAACCTCGTTTATGAT